CGTCCTCGCCAGCGTCGCCAGCGTCCCGCTGACTGCCATCGGGCTGGCCTGCATCGACTACGGGGTGTTCCTGGCCAGTCAGGTCGCCGGGTTCATCGTCACCGGCATCTCGCTGATCCTGCTGGAGCACGTCATCGCGGACGAGGCGTGAGATGAAGTCCGGGCTGCGGCGGATGCTGAATCAGGGCCCTCCGGTCCCGATGGCCGCCCAGGCCTCCTCCCGGACGTTCCCCCTGCGCCTGCTCGGCGGCGGCGCCAGCGCCGAGGCCTACATGGGGGCCTTCGGCGCGGTCGGCACCATCCACGGCATGTTCAGCCTGCTGGCCCGCTCCACCGCCCGCTGCGAGTGGCGGATGTACCGCAAGACCACCGACGCCCGGGTGCGCTACTCGACGACCGAGGTCGGCTCTGACCAGCGCACCGAGGTCGTGCAGCACCAGGCGCTGAAGGTCTGGGGCCGGCCCAACCCGTTCTGGACCGGCTTCACCTTCCGCGAGCTGTCCCAGCTCTACCTGGACTGCACGGGCGAGATGCCCTGGGTGGTGGGCCGGGTGCCGGGCACCACGATCCCGGAGACGATCTGGACGGTGCGCCCGGACCGGCTGGAGCCGGTGCCCTCGCCCCAGACCTACCTGGCGGGCTACGTCTACACCGGGCCGAACGACGAGAAGGTGCCGCTGCAGCCTGATGAGGTGATCTTCACCAAGCTGCCCAACCCGCTGGATCCCTATCACGGGCTCGGCCCGGTGCAGGCGATGCTGGTGGACGCCGACGCATCGAAGTACTCGGCCCAGTGGAACCGGAACTTCTTCCTCAACGGCGCCACTCCGGGCGGCGTCATCCAGGCCCCGGAAAAGCTGACCGACGAGGAGTTCGAGGAATTCTCCAAGCAGTGGCGCGAGCAGCACCAGGGCGTCTCCCGGGCGCATCACGTGGCCCTTCTGGAGAATATGACCTGGGTGCAGAACGCCATCACCCAGAGGGACATGGATTTCGCGAACCTGCGGAATATGTCGCGGGACGTGATGCGCGAGACGGTCGGCATTCACAAGGTGATGCTGGGCGTCAGCGACGATGTGAACCGGGCCAATGCGCAGACCGGTGAAGAGGTATTCGAGTCCTGGCAGGTCGTGCCCCGGCTGGACCGGGTGAAAGACACGCTCAACAACTATTTCCTGCCGTTGTTCGGCACCGCCGGGCAAGGCGTCGAATTCGATTACGTGACGCCGGTCCCGGAGAACCGCGAGCAGGACAACCAGGAGCTGCTGTCCAAGGCGCAGGCGGCGCTGTTCCTAGTGCAGGCGGGCTATGACCTGTCGGATGTCCTGGAAGTAGTGGGACTTCCGGAGATGGACGCGGCCGGGACCGAGGAGCCGGGCGAGCAGCCGGGCGGCGGCGACGGCACCACAGCGGGCAGCCAGTCCAGCCAGACCCCGATCCCGGGCGAGACGGTGGCCCAGAACGTGGCCCTGCTGCGGCAGATGTGGGCCTTCAACGAGGTGATGCAGTAATGGACCGGCTGAAGACCACCAGGCGGATCGCCAATCTCCGCCAGGGCCGCAACGACTGGTACCGGATCAAGAATTCGGCGGGGTCCGGTGACCCGACCCTGGTGCACATCTACGACGAGATTGGCTACTTCGGCGTCTCGGCCCAGGATTTCGTGAACGACCTGCTGAATGTCAGCGGCGACATCGAGCTGCACATCAACTCGCCGGGCGGCGATGTGTTCGACGGGCTGGCCATCTACAACACGCTGCGCCAGCGCGACGGGCTGGTGGCCGTGATCGTGGATGGCCTGGCCGCGTCGGCCGCGAGCTTCATCGCCCAGGCCGCCGACCCGGAGAAGCTGCTGGTGGCCCGCACCGCGCAGATGATGATCCACGACGGCTACGGGCTGGCCATCGGCAACGCCGCCGACATGCGCGAGCTGGCCGACCGGCTGGATCAGGCCTCCGACAACATCGCCTCGATCTACGCCGAGCGCACCGGCCAGCCGACCGAGCACTGGCGCGAGCTGATGCAGGCCGAGACGTGGTACACCGGCCCGGAGGCGGTAGACGCCGGCCTGGCTGACTTCATCCTCGGCCAGGAGCCTGCGGACGCGGGACCGGGCAACACCTGGGACCTGTCGGTCTTCGCCCGGTCCCGCACCCAGGTCAGCAACGACGGCAGCTACGACGACACCCCCTGGGACGGCCCGGCGGCCATGTCCGGCTGCTCGTCCGCCGCCGATTACAAGGCGATCTGCGCGGGCGAGCACAACAAGGGCAAGCCGGACGAGCGCCAGCACTGGGCGCTGCCGCACCACAAGCACCCGGGCGACCCGCCGAACAAGAACGGCACCAACAACGCCCTGTCGCAGCTGCCGAAGACCCAGGACCTGAAGAACCGGCAGGCCGCCGAGGACCACCTGAAGAACCACCAGAGCGCCTGGGGCGGCGGAGATTCCGGCGATTCCGGCTCCAGCGACGAAATCGAGTTCGATCCGCAGATGTTCCTGTCACTCCTGGAGGAGGCATCACAGTGACCGGTATCACCATTCCTACCTCCCCAGCGGAACTGGCGGAGCTGCTCAACGACGGCAAGAGAATGGCCGCCGTCTTCAAGGACAAGGACCTGTTCAAGGAGTTCATCACCAATTACGCCAAGACGGTGGCGCCGATCGACGGCGACATCGCCGCGCAGGTGCGCGAGCAGACCCAGCTGGTGGTCGCCGAGATGCTCGGCACCAACGGCAGCACGCCCCCGGTGAACCTCGCGGCCGGTGACGGCGGCGTGCTCGCCCCGATCCTGGCCGGCACGCTGGCCGGGACGACCAAGAAGGTCTCCCAGGGCCGGGGCGCGGTCTACAACCGGGCCTCGCCCGGCGCCGGGTTCGAGGTCGCCTACAAGGCCGAGGAGCGCTTCAGCTCGATCGGCGAGTACTGCCAGGCGATCCGCGAGGAGGCCCGGCCCTCCAGCCTGAAGAACCGCGCCGAGCTGCTCCGCAAGCTGGAGAACGTGCGCCAGTTCCAGAACAGCTTCGGATCCGAGGTCCCCGGCGACGGCGGCTTCCTCATCCCCGAAATCATGCGCTCCGAGCTGCTGCAGCTGGCGCTGGAGGCGGCCATCGTCCGGTCCCGGGCCACGGTGATCCCGATGTCCACGCTGCGGGTGCCGATCCCCACCGTCGATGACACCAGCCACGTCAGCTCGCTGTTCGGCGGGGTGGTCTTCTACTGGACCGAGGAGTCGGCGGCCCTCACCGAGAGCCAGGCCAGCTTCGGCCGGGTGACATTGGACGCCAAGAAGCTCACAGGGTTCTTCAAAGTACCTAACGAACTACTTTCTGATGCCCCTGCATTTAGCGGCTGGTTCGATACTCGCATTCCGGCGGGATTGGCGTGGGCCGAGGATGTGGCGTTCCTGTCCGAGACCGGCGCGGGCACCCCGCTCGGCGTGGTGGGCGCCAACAACCCCGCCTACGTGCAGGTGGACCGGGCCGCGACCGGGTCGCTGGCCTGGGCCGACATCGTGAACATGTACGCCCGGATGCTGCCCACCAGCCTGTCCAGCGCGATCTGGGTCTGCGCGATCGACACCTTCCCGCAGATCGCCCAGCTGTCGCTGTCCACCCCGGGCATCTGGATGGGCGGCTACAACGCGGCCACGGCCGCCGACTCGCCCCCGGTCACCATCATGGGCCGGCCGGTGATCTTCACCGAGAAGGTGGGCCCGGCCAACAGCGTCGGGGACATCAACTTCCTGGACCTGAGCTACTACCTGATCGGCGACCGGCAGGCGGTCGCGGTGGCGGCGAGCGACCAGTTCGCCTTCCAGAACGATCAAACGTGTTATAGAATCATTGAGCGTGTTGACGGGCGACCCTGGCTACAGAGCCCCTTGACACCTCATAATGGCAGCTCAAATACCCTGAGCGCCTACGTCGGCCTGAGCGCCACTCACACGTGACAGATTCGATAATCACGGTAAGCTGGGGTCATGACAGGTAAAGGCGGAAGCCCAAAGTGCCTCCCAGGCTGTGTCTGTGGGAAGCACGTTAAGCCGCGCGTCATTGACTGGAACGACCCCGAGGCCAGAAAGGCCTACAACCGGCAGAAGGCCGCCGAGAGGTACGCCGCCGATCCGGAGCCGGCGAAGGACGCCGCCCGCCGCTGGCGTGACGCTCATCCCGGCTACCGTGCCATCCGCAAGCAGCTTCTGGGCAGCATGGCGGCTGGTGACCTGAAGTGGATGTACGGCGTTACCCCAGAGCGGCTCCGGGAGCTGTTCACCGCGCAGGAGGGCCGTTGCTACCTGTGCGGCGAGCCGCTGAACCTGGACAAGCCGCGCGCCGTTTCCATCGACCACGACCATGCGTGCTGCCGGGGCAAGCGCTCCTGCGGCTCGTGCGTGCGCGGGCTGGCGTGCCATAAGTGCAACGTCGGCACCGCCCTATTCGGCGACGACCCGGAGCGGATGCGCCGGGTGGCCGACAACCTGGAAATGGCCAACCGCCAAATCCGGGAATCCCGTCCCGTTAAAGGGACTGACAAGAGCGGCAGCAACGCCCCGCTCGGGAAAGGATGAGAAATGGCAGGAATGGAGGGCCTCGGCCGGGTCTTCAACGTGGTGCCCATTGCCGGTGGCAAGGCCATCTCGATGAAGCTCTGCTCGGCGGTCACCTTTGTGTGCACCGGCACCGACACCTTCTCGCTCACGATCGCGACGGCGTTCGCCGGGACCTACCGCAACGGCGCATTCTTCACCCCGGCCTGGGCCCCGCTCACCCGGCTCTACACCGTCGCGGCGACGGACGGCACGGCCGCGTGGGTCAGGGTCACCCAGACGGGGGCGGACAATACCGGCGCCCGCACCAACCCGACGTTCACCTTGTTCGGCAGCCAGCTGCCGGACACCTACTGCTACGTCAAGTGCACGGCGGGCGCCACCGGCCTGGTCACTGCCATCGCGCACGACCTGACCGCAGGACGCAAGCCGGCCAACCTGGCGCTGCTCGGCGCCTGACGACAAGGAGGCGGCGATGCTTTGGACCTGCGATCACTGCGGCGCCATGAACATCGCCGCCGACCTCACTGTCTGCCCGCAATGCGGAACGGAGCGCGAGATGCCCAAGACCACAGCGGATGGCCCGTCTAACGCGGGCGCGGCGGAAGGCGAGACCGGCTACATGCCCCCGGACACTCAGGATGAGGAAGGGCCGCCCGTGAGCCCGGCCCCGCACGAGACCGCCCCGCAGACGGCTGAGGCCGCCCCGGCCGATGCCGCAGGCGCGGCCGACGAGCTGAGCGTCGGCAAGGGCACCGCTAACGCCGGCGGCGAGGCTGGCGGGCCGTGAGCTGGCAGCAGCTCGACGACACGCTGAAGGAGCAGGCCGCCTACGAGGAGTACTACGCGGCTCAGCCCCCGGCAGCGTGCCCGCGCTGCGGCGAGCCGCTGCGCCCCGGGCCGCCCAGCCAGCCGGGCGTCCTGTACTGCCCGTTTGACAGCTTCAGGTACCCGGAGGATTTCGACCCCCTGGTCCACTCCGGGATGTAGGAGGAGACGATGAGCCAGCTCGATCGCGGGCGCGGCGCCGATGTGATCAGCCTCGGCGGCGCGGCGCTGCTCCGCGACCGTGGCGGGCACCGCAGCTTCATCCGGGTGGAGGAGTTCGAGGCCGACGCCGAGCGCTGGGCCCGGCGCCAGCTCGGCATGGTGCACCGCCCGGATCCGGTGCGCGGGCTGCCGCTGGCCGCCTACCGGAAGCTGAAGCTGCGGCCGAGCAGGGTGATCGAGGCCGAGGGCAACGTCGTCACCGACGCCGGGTGGCAGCTGCTGATGAAGAACGCGGCCGGCACCGCCGGCACGCTGTTCTCGGCCACGGTGGGCCGGATCGGCCTGGGCTCCACGGCCGCGACCCCGGCCTACACCGACACCGACCTGGCGGCGGCGACCGGGGCTACCACCCGGCAGTGGCAGCTGATCAGCTCCACCCCGACCGTGGGCAGCACGCACGGCGCCGGGCTGGTGTTTTCCGCCACCTTCGGCACGGGCGTGGCCAACTTCCACGCCCAGGAGTGGGGCACCGACCAGGGCACCGCCTCGGGCACGGGCGCCTCGGTCAGCGTGTTCTTCAACCACGGCGCCTCCGACCTGGGCACCAAGACCAGCGCGCTGTCGTGGGCGGTCACGATCACCATCACGTGGACCTGAGGTGAGCTAGCTCATGCCGTTGCAGGGCTGGAACCAGCTGCTGAATAGCGGGGCGCCGTGGCAGACCACGGTGGGCTCCCCGCTGTCCACCGCGTCCACGGCGACGATCAGCTCGCAGGCGGCCGGCTCCAAGGACTACGTGGTCGGCACCCAGTACCTCTACCCGGGTGCGGTGTTCCGGCTCACCGCCCAGGGCATCGTGACCATCACTTCCGCCGTCACCACCACCATGTGGGTTCCCTTCCCGGCTGCCGGGGTCACGCCGGCCGCGCTCTGCACCCCCGTCACTTTCACCAACGGAGGCGGTGGTGCGGCCCAGGCGGTGACTGGCTTGCCGTGGTGGTGGCAGTCGGTTCACCGGATCACCGCCATCGGCAGCACCGGCAACACGATCAGCAGCATGGGCTGGCTGTCGATAGGCGTCGGCGCGGGCAGCATCGCGCAGCCGGCCAGCCCGGCGAACCCGGGCACCAATGTGGGCTCGATATATTTCGCGCCCGCATCAGGCGGCGAGAACGCGGCGGCGATCGACACCAGCGTGGCCATGCCGATCATGATGCGCTGTACGCTGACCGGCACGTCGGGCACCGTGCAGTGCCTGCAGTTCCTGGTCGAGCAGCTGGACTGACAGGCGGGAGGTAGCCCGTGCCCGCCACCCCGCCCGGCCTGGCCCACCCGGCCAGCTTCGCCTCGCCGCCGTGGATGTTCGCCGAGCAGGACGCCACGGTCCCGGTGGCCGGGCCGACGACGGTGCCGGTCGCCCTGGCCGACACCGGATCCGGCGCCGATGCCGCCTCGGCGGCTGGCACCACTGCCCTGGCCGATGCGGGCGCCGGATCCGACGTCCTGGGCGCCACGGCCACGGCCGCGCTCGGCGACGCGGGTACCGGCTCCGATGTGGCCACGATGGCCGTGGCCTTGCAGCTGGCCGACGCGGGTACAGGCGCTGATTCCGTTGTGGTGGCTGGCACGGTGGCGCTGGCCGACGCGGGCACTGCTGCCCAGGTCATCACCGGCACCGGCAGCATTGCCCTGCCCGAGAGCGGCCAGGGCTCCGACTCGGCCGCCATCGTCCAGCCGGTGGCGCTGGCCGATGCTGGCACGGGCACCGACTCGATCACCGTCAGCCAGCCGGTAACGGCTGCCGATACAGGGACCGCTCACGACTCGATCACGGTGGTCGCCACCGCCGCCCTGGCAGAGACGGGCGCCGGGGCCGACGCCCTGGCCCTGGTCGCCGCGGTCAGCCTGGCCGAGCTGGGCGCGGCAGCCGAGGCGCTCTCGCTGGCCACGCTGCAGTCCCTGCTCGACACCGGCACCGCCCATGACAGCGCGTCGGTCATCGCGCTGATGCCGGGGCTGCCCGGCTCGGTGGCCGTTGGCGACCAGCAGGCGGGCAGCGTCCAGGTCCAGGACAGCCTGGCGGAGGCTGTGGCGCTCGCTGACGGCCTGGCAGGATCGGTGGTGGTAAGTGACAGGGCCGCCGGATCAGTAACCGTCAGCGACTCCCTGGCGGGCTCGGTGAGCATAGGAGACAGCGCATGACCAACACCTACGTCAGCGGCTCCCTGGTGCGCGTGCAGGGCCGCTACGCTGACATCACCGGGGCGGCGGCCGACCCGACCACGCCCACCCTGAAGTTCCGGGCGGGCGCCGGGACCACGACCACGCTGACCCCGGTCAAGGACGCGACCGGCAGCTACCACTACGACATCGACAGCACCGGCTGGACCGGGCCCGGCAACCTGCGCTACGCCTACCAGTTCACCGGCACTGGCGCCGTGCAGGCGATCGGCAGCAGCTCCTTCGAGGTCGAACCGCCGGAACTCTGAACCAATCCGCCGAATCTGCTGGTAAACAGGCGGTCCTGGCTAGTGCCAATGGTCTAGACCAGGCGTTATGCTGGGCGGCAGCTCATCCACGCCTCCGGGCGTTCTCGGGCGAGAAAGCAGGGTCCAGGATGACGGTTAGCGCGAGCGTGCCCAGGTTCAGCGGGCGGGTGCCGGTATGAGTGTCACCAGCCCCTGCTACTGCACCCGCGAGGCGGTGATGACCGCCCTGGACGTCCACCCCGCCCAGCGCGAAATCAGCCTCATCGACAGCGCCATCCAGGGCGCCACGGGCGACGTCTACGGCATCATCCACCGCCGGTTCCTGCCGCACGACACCACCAAGTACTTCGACTGGCCGAACGAGCAGCTGGCCTACCCGTGGCGCATCTGGTTCGACCAGCACGACCTGGTCTCCGCCACTGCAGTCACCTCGGTCGGGGTCTCGATCCCGCTGGCCAACGTCTTTTTCGAGCCGGTCAACAAGCAGCCCGACGAGCCGTACACCCGGATGGAGCTGAACCGGGCCACCTCGTCGGTGTTCGGCGGCGGCACGACCCCGCAGCGCGTGGTGGGCGTCACCGGGACCTGGAGCTACAACGCCAAGACGGCGCCCGCCGGCGCCCTGGCCGCCCCGGTCACCGACACCACCGGCACGACGGTCACCGTGACCGACAGCTCGCAGCTGGGCGTCGGGGACCTGCTGGTCATCGACAGCGAGCGGATGGTGGTCGCCGACCGCGCCATGGCCAGCACCGGGGTCACCTTCACCGGGCTGAGCGCCATCGCCGCCGACAACCTGATCGCCGTCCCGGACGTCACCGCGTTCGGCCTCGGCGAGGTGCTCATGGCCGACGCCGAGCGGCTGTACGTCACCGACAAGACCGCCACCTCCCTGGTGGTCAAGCGCGCCTGGCAGGGCACCGCGCTGGCCGAGCACACCTCGGGCACCATCTACGCCGCCCGCAGCCTCGCCGTGCTCCGGGGCGCCAACGGGACCACGGCGGCCACGCACGCCTCCGCAGCCGCCGTCTCCCGGTACGTGGTGCCCAGCCTGATCACCGAGCTGGCCATCGCCCTGGCCGAGAACAGCCTGCTGCAAAAGACGTCCGGCTACGCCCGCTCGATCGGCGCGGGCGACAACCTGCGCCCGGCGCCCGGCATGGGCTTGGCCGACGTCACCGCTCGCGCCTGCGCCCGCTACGGCCGGAAAGCGAGGACCCGTGTCATCTAGCCCCGCCCCCAGCCGCCCGGCCCGCCGCAAGCCGCTGGACGCCGCCCTGGTGCCGCTGGAGCGGGCGCTGCTGGCCCGCGCGCAGGCCCTGGAGGACGGCCTGGAGAACATTAGCCCGATGGAGGCTTTCCCGGACACGATCCGGTTCCGCCGCGAGCTGGCCGCCGAGTACCGCGCCCTGGCCGGGGAGCTGCATCAGTGACATGGCCGCCAGAGTCAAGATCGAGGTCAGCGCCGACATCTCCGGGCCCATCACCGGGGACGCCGCGCAGGTGATCATCCACGACTGGATGGACCAGGTGAAAGACGACGTCGCCGAGGAGGGCGTCCGCCAGCTGCGCACCTGGGTCATGGACAAGTCCGGCCGCGCCACGGGCGCCTACCAGGACCACCTCGCCACCCGGCACACGGTCACCTACCACGACACGGTGATCTTCGACGAGTGGCCGACCGCTGTATATTCGCCCTGGCTGGAGGGATTTAGCGAAAGAAACCGTTCTACCCGGTTTCGCGGCTATCACCTGTGGCGCATCACCAAGCGCCGCCTGCAAAGCCGTGCTGGAGAGTTCGCCCAGG